TTTCGCCAGCATTCCACTGCCCATAAGACAGGTCGCCGCGCAGGGTGTACGCCTTGACCAGCGAGGCCGCAAAGCCGCTCCACTTGGCTGCGTCTTTCAGGCCGTCAAGGATTTCGTCATATTCTAAAGTCATGTCATCCCCCATTGGGTTGGTTAAAGGCGTGTCACGATGATGGCCTTGGCAATGCCAACAGCCACCGCGAAGGTGATTAGAAGTGCCATTGCACTTTTCCCTTCAGTTGAAAAAACTGGCTGCGAGATAGCCCGCAATGCCAAAGGCGATGATCCCCAAGAAGATCACCGCACCCGCTTCGAAATCATCCATGTCACACCCCCGCCTTGTCTTTGGGCCAAGGGTCCTGCCAATCAGGGCCGCACCACCAAGTCTGATCCGGCCCAGCATAGCGCCCGCTGTTACAGGCTTGGACGGCAAAGCCGCGCCCATATGACCGCACAAAGTCAGTGGGCCAGCCATTGGCGGTTGCCCACTCCACTGCATCGCCACGGGTGGGGAAGTAGAAGTCGCCCTTAAAAACATTTGGCTTTTTCATAGCCTGTCCTTTCATTGATTGACGGTCGAGTAATGCAGCCCACTGAGGGGCTGCACATCTTAACTGTCAGAGGGCGTTGAACACCTCATTGGCTGCGGCGTTGACTGCCGCCTGTTCTGCGGCTGCGATGGCCCCAGCGTCAGCGGCTGCGGTGCGGGCTGCTTTGAGTTCGCGCACCAAATCCTCAAAGCGATCCCAATCAGCCTGTTCGAGGTCGCTGGGTTTGAAGACCCCTTTGACACGATTGCCCTGATCATCCTTGCGGGTGGTAAATTTACCAACCAAGGCTTCAGCCAAGGCCGCGACCTTGTCTTTTTCAGCCTCGCCATTGATGCGCTTTGCCAGTTGGTTTTCGCTGGCGATGTTTTCGGTCTCAAGGATTTCTTTGACCAAGTCAGGGGTGGCTTGGCTGGGGATATCCAAGACGCGCAGCGCACCCACCGAATTTTCGGTGTACCGCTTGACCAGTGCTTCCTTCAGCCCTGCTTCAAGCAGCCCTTCGCGCAGTTGGTTGCCAATGGCGCGGGGCAAGTTGCCCTTGACCAGCTTGATGCCGCTGATGCTGGCGATGATCTCAGAATAGGCATCCAGCTTTTTGCCATTGGCCTCAGCGCCATTCTCTTTGGCGACCTCGCGCAGGGCGCTGATTGCGCCCTCCAAGGATTTGACGGTGGCGAAAACGTCTGCGTTGATTTGGTTGGACATGGTATTTTCTCCAGTGGGTTGAGGTCTCTTTTTCACGGCTGCGGACCTGAGCATGGGATGCTGGCCCCTCAGGGCCAGACACCGACAATCAGGCGATCTTGCGGCGCTTGCGGTTGACGGCCTCAGTGGTGAGGGCCTCGACCAGTTCGAAAAACGCCTGTTGATCAGCGTCCAGAAAGATCAGTTGGGCAATGCTGACCCTGTAGGGGTTTGCAGCCATCTGGGTTGCTTGCCAAAAGATGGCGGCGTCAGTCCCCATTGGCGGGCATTTGGCTTTCAGGTGGCCCTTGCTTGGGCCTGACTTGCAGAACGCCCCAGCACTAGCTGCTTCAAGGCGGGCCTGATTGGCCTTGACCAGTTCTGTGGTCAGGATCAGCTTTTTGTGGCGGTCGATGGCGGTGATCTGAAAGTTCATTTGCACTTTTCCTTGGTTGTCATGCATTGGCGCATGGGATGCTGGCCCGTAGGCCAGACACCGATACGTCAGGCGAGGATGTCTGCGAGGTCGCCGTCTTGCAGGATGCCATCCTTTATCGCTGCAAGTTCGATCTTGTCGATCTGGCGCTGATGCCACTTAATCGACATGGTCACCGCCAAGCGTTCGACCTTTGCCAGATCACTGCTTTCGGTCGCTGGGTAGTAGCTCACGCCGTGGCACACGGCCCAGTTTCCGTTGGATAGCTTGCCAGTTTTGTACTTCATTTTTTGATCCTCTCAGTTGGTTGCCAAGGCGGCGCGGAGCGAAGCGGTGAAGTCGTCAAAGCCAGAGTAAAACGCCTCTTTCGCGGCGTCATGAGTGCTGCGCTGGAAGCCAAAGTGGCAACCATAGCTGCGGTCACGCCCAGCGGCTGCGGCAACGATGCCAGCTTCGCGGTACTGACCAAGTGCTTTCAGCGTGTCGATTTGTTGGTTGGTGGTCATGGTCTGTCCTTTCGGTTGATACATGACTGCACCCATCCAAGGGTGCAGGTAATATCAACTTGGGGTCGCGCTGGTGTCTCTCGTTCTTGTCGCGGCGCATCACTGCGGCGCTTAAGGTGTACTGATTGCCAGCCCGTTGCCCCATAAATGAGGGTTTGGCCTCGTATTGAGCATCTGGGCTGGGCGGTCATCCGCACTTACAGCTTGGGCCTATTGGCGGTGTCCAGAACGGTCGGACGGGTCGAGGTGGTCAAAGAGCGGGTCGATCCGGTCAGGTGGGGCCTAGGTGCGGCGCGGTGCTGGGCGGGTCGGGTCGGGTCGTGTCACCCCTAGATGGGATTGGTCGACAGGCTGTCAAGGGGCGAGGTCTGAAGAAAAATGCATCGCCCTTCACTTTTTTGTCTAGATGGGTCTTGTTGTGTCTTTTATGCAACACTTTGGCCCCGAAAGTGCAATGGCACTTATTGCCTTCGCGCCCGATTCCGAACCCCTGCAAGGGGTGACATCCTGCGGGTGACACAGCACATCCCACTGGTGTATGATCACCAGCACCAACAGGGCCTGACGCCCTGCACACAGCCAGAGGATCAGACCATGACGGACAGCACCAAGACGCCCGACAAGACAGCATCGCGCCCGCTTCGAGGCGTCAGCCGACATCTGCGCGTGGTCACTGCTACAGAGGGGCAAGACACAAGACAGGCAAAGCCAAAGAGAGGTGGTACGGGATCAGTGAAGGGTGGGGCGTCAACTCTCACAGGGCTGACGGATAAGCAGGAAAGCTTTGCGTCACTGGTGGCATCAGGCAAGAACCAGACGGAAGCATATCGGCTGTCATACGATGCAGAACGCATGGCAGATGCCACTGTCTGGACTGAGGCCAGCTTGCTGCTTTCCAACCCAAAGGTTGCCGCAAGGCTTGCAGTGCTAAACCAAGAAAAAGAGAACCAGCGGCGCATGATGGCGGTCTCACGGGCGGAGAGGGTCTTGCAGCGGCTAGAACGATTGGCAGACAGCGCCACCACAGAATCAGTGCGCGTCAGGGCCAATGAACTACTTGGCAAGACTGCTGGGCTTTTCACCGACCAAGTCGAGATCACCACAGACAGCGACAGGTCAGTGGATCAGATACAGGCAGCTATCAGTGACAGGCTGAAACGTCTGGGGTTGGCAGGATAAAGACACCCCCTACCCCCCATGTGCCACGCAATGCACACGCACAGGCCGTGGCAGGGCCGTTGCAGCGCGATGTCAGGGTCGAGGTAGGCATGGGTAGCGCAGCCTATGCGAGGGCCTCTGGCGGTCAGCCTATGGAGTGTCAGGCCCCACGGCTTCGAGGGATCAGGCATGGGGGTCCGACCCCACCCACCCCCACCCCCCCAGACCAGCCAGCGCCCACCCCCCCAGCCGTACATGATGTGTTGCACAAACAATCCTGTAAGTTTCTTCAAAACCCCTTTCCCCTCAAACAATCACCAATATCCCCCCAAAAGCACTCCTTTGTCCCATTAGTGCAAGGAATGCCCTGATATACGGGTATATGACCCCCACCCCTTCTAAAAAATATCACTACTTCAACATTTATCTAAAAGGTTAACAAACAAGGGGTCTGTGTTAACTTCCCTACCCCCACCCCCACTATAAAAAAAATCTGTTATGACTGTCTCATGTGGTGTAGTCTTAGTTCAGTTGAACTTTTCTTAGGCAATGGAGATGTGAATGTCAGGTGGTAGTGGTGGAATGCCTTTCGGCCAGAACATGGGTATTGGTCAGGGGCAGCAGATGCAGAACCCTCAGATGGGTCAACCCGGTGGTGGCTTTATGGGCGGTCAGCGGATGGGGCAGATGCCTCAGGATGCTATGGGTGGCCGTGGTA